GTGATGTTGTATTTCATCCTGAATGGGTTAATTTTATAAGTCAGACAACTATAAAAGAACCTATTGAACGTAGAGGTGTAGACCAAAATTTATGGGTTTGGGAAACAGCAGATTATTCTAGAGAATATTTATTAACAGCAGACGTTGCTCGTGGCGATGGTAAAGATTTTTCAGCGGCCCATGTTATTGATATTGCTACTAATACACAAGTAGCTGAATATAAGGGACAAATGCCTCCAAAAGAATTTGGATATTTTCTTACTGGTTTAGCTACTGAATACAATAATGCTATGCTTGTTGTTGAAAATGCATCAATTGGGTGGGCAGCTATTGATTCTATTATTGAAAGAGGATATAGAAATTTATACCACTCACCTAAATCAGATCAATTAACAGCAGACTCTTATTTAAAAGTATTTGAAGGTAATTCAGATATGACTCCTGGTTTTACTATGTCATTAAGAACAAGACCTTTAGTAATTAACAAATTTAGAGAATATGTTGGTGATAGGAGTGTAACTATTCATTCAAAACGCTTGTTAGAGGAAATGAAAGTGTTTATTTGGAAAAATGGACGACCAGAAGCTCAAACAGGATACAATGATGATTTGGTTATGTCATTTGGGATTAGTATGTTCCTACGAGACACGTCACTTAAATTTCAACAACATTCACAAGATATGACTAGAGCATCATTAGGAAATTTTTCAAAAGGAAATACACCATTTAAAGGTGCTTATGGAGTTAACAACATTCCTAACCCTTATTCAATGGAAACTAAGGATGGAGAAGAAAATATTAAGTGGCTTTTATAATATTTATAATATATTTCTATGGCAGATACTACATTATTTAAACGTTTACAACGACTCTTTTCAACTGATGTTATTATAAGAAATCAGGGTGGAAATGAGCTTAAAGTTTTAGACGTAGATAGCATACAAAAATCAGGTGATATAGCTACAAATTCTTTAATGGATAGATATAACAGAATCTATTCACCATCATCAACCTCACTTTATGGTCAACAATTAAATGTTAACTATCAATATCTAAGAACGTTTATATACTCAGACTATGATGTAATGGATAATGACGCTATTGTAGCCTCTGCCTTAGATATAATAGCTGAAGAAAGTACTTTAAAAAATGAGTTTGGAGAAGTGCTTCAAATTAGATCAAATGATGAAGATATTCAACAAATACTTTATAACTTATTTTATGACGTATTAAATATTGAGTTTAATTTATGGTCTTGGATCCGCCAAATGTGTAAGTTTGGAGACTTTTTCTTAAAACTAGAAATTGCTGAAAAGTTTGGTGTATATAATGTAATACCATATACAGCTTATCATATTGAAAGACAAGAACAATATGATCCTGAACACCCAAATGCTGTAAGATTTGTATACTCTCCAGAAGGTTTTTATAGTGGTGGAGGAGGAGCAGGTTATTATGGTGTTCCTAATGTTCAACAAAAACAAAAAGAAGAAGATAGAATTGTTTTTGAGAATTATGAAATGGCTCATTTCCGTCTAATGACAGATGTTAACTATCTTCCATATGGTAGAGCATATATTGAACCAGCCCGCAGAATATTTAAACAATATTCATTAATGGAAGATGCTATGTTAATTCATAGAATATCTCGCTCACCAGATAGACGTATTTTCTATATAAATGTTGGTTCTATTCCACCAAATGAAGTAGAAAACTTCATGCAGAAAACAATCACCACAATGAAACGTACTCCATTAATGGATAATCAAACTGGTGAATATAATTTAAAATATAATATGCAAAACCTAATGGAAGACTTTTATATTCCAGTTAGGGGTAATGATCAAACAACTAGAATTGATACTACACCTGGTTTACAATATGATGGTATTGCTGATGTTGAATATTTAAGAGATAAATTATTTGCTGCTCTTAAAATACCTAAGGCTTACATGGGTTATGAAAAAGATTTAACTGGTAAAGCCACATTAGCAGCTGAAGACATTAGATTTGCTCGTACAATTGATAGATTACAAAGAATTGTATTGTCTGAATTATATAAAATTGCTTTAGTTCATTTGTATACACAAGGTTATACAGCTGAAAATTTAGCTAATTTTGAATTATCACTAACTACACCTTCAATCATCTATGATCAAGAAAGAATTGCATTGATGAAAGAAAAAATGGATTTAGCATCTCAAATGATGGAGACTAAATTGGTATCTAGTGATTATATTTATGAAAACATATTCCACTTCAGTCAAGACCAATATGAGGAAATGAGAGATTTGATCGCTCAAGACCAAAAACGTAAGTTTAGATTATCTCAAATTGAGGCTGAAGGAAATGACCCATTAGAAACAGGTAAGTCTTATGGTACACCACATGATTTAGCTTCACTATATGGTAAAGGTAGATATGAAGCTACACAATTACCAGATGGATATGATGAAAAGAAACCATTAGGTAGACCTGAGGAAAAAGTTTCTAATAGAAACACACAAGAATCACCATTTGGTAAAGATAGATTAGGTAATAAAGCATTAACTGATCCAGATAATGAAAATGAACAAGGTTCTATTAAACCAAATTACAAAGGTGGTTCACCAATGGCAATGGAAATTTTAGCTAAAAACAAAATGCTAATAGAAAGTTTAGATAAAAAAATAGTTTTTAACAAAGATAAGGATAAAAAAGATTTATTAGATGAGTCTAATTTAAAGAAGTAAAAATCCTTATATATTTATAACAAAACCTCAGGAATGAATATAAAACATTCTAAGTATAAAAATACGGGCCTTTTGTTTGAACTTTTAGTCAGACAAATTACCTCTGATACATTGTCAGGTAAGGACTCAAAGGCAACCAATATTTTAAAAAAATACTTTGTAAACACAGAATTAGGAAGAGAATATAAATTATATGAAACTCTTTCCAAACATAAAAATATAACTGAAAGTAAAGCCGAGTTAATTATTAATACAATTGTTGAGTCTTCTAAAAACCTGAATAGAGGTGCTTTAAAAAGACAAAAATATAATTTAATTAATGAGGTAAAAACACATTATAATTTAGAGGAATTTTTTAAAACTAAACTTCCACATTATAAAGCATATGCTTCTCTTTATACTTTAATTGAAGTATATAATAGTGATAATTTATCTAACCCAGACCAAATTATTGACAATAAAATGTCTCTTTTAGAGCATTTAACTTCTAAAAACATCACAAAACAAAAAGTTGAAGATGATTTGTTAGAGGAGTTTAAATCATATGATAAAGATGTTCGTATTTTAACATACAAAGTAATGTTGGAAAAATTTAATGGTAAATATGAGTCATTAAATGATAACCAAAAAACAGTACTAAAAGAATTCATTAATTCAGTAGATTCAACTCCAAAATTAAGGGATTTTTATAATGGTAAAGTTGGAGAAATTAAAGAAGAAATAAATAAATTATCTAAAAAAGTTACTGATAAAGCTGTTCAAATTAAATTAAATGAAGTAACTAATTTACTTTCTCCATTAAGTAAAACAGCCAATGTTGGTAATGATAATTTAGTTAATTTATTGCAATATTTTGAATTGTTAGAAGAATTAACTAAAGTTCATGACTAATTACAAGTATAAATTAAAAGAGGCTGACGGAGTACTTAAACCTAAAGATGTTGATCCTGAGTTAATATCTAGGATTGAAAGACGTTATGGTAAAGTTGACTTTAAAAATGACTTTTTTAATGATACTTTAAGTACTTACTTTAAAGCAGTCAATGTTAATAATGAAACTGGTAATATAAACCATGAAATAATCAAATTAGCTAGCTTTGGAGATGCTTTAAAAGAAATGTCTGAAGCAGTTAAAGCTTTAACAGACTTATCTAAAACATCAGATGGTAAAGCTGATCCTAAATTGTCAGTGTTAGCTCAAGACGTCCGTGATGTATTTAATAAATTTAGAACACATATTAGAAAGGAATATCCTGAGCAATATGTCACTATTAAAAATTTATTAGATGAAATGAGTATGACAGGAGGAGGAGCAGGAGGTGCTCACTTTACTTCTGGTACTGAAGGAGCTAATTATGCTACTAAATATGCTTTTGGTAAAAAGAAAAAAAAGAAAATAGAAGAAGGTCCTGGAGCAACATTTGGTCCTGGTCCTAAAGCTGGTCCTGAAGGTGTTACAAATAGCACTTATGTTAAAAATTTTAAATACAAATTAGTTGATAGAAAAGCTTTAAATAAAGCAGCTAAAGGTATTGAAGTTAAACAACTTTGGGAAGACACAGATGTTGAAACATATCTAAAAGATGCTAGTATAAATAAAGACTCTAATAAGAAATTTATTGGTGGTCGTTTATTAGCATTTGATACAATTGAAAAACAACTAAATGAATTAGTTACATTAATGCAACAAGCAAAACATAAAACAATGGATTATTATAAACAAAATCCAGACTCGTTTTCTGTTGTATATGGAACTGATTTAGCACAAGATTATTTAAAAGATTTAATAGAACTATTTAAAGACTAATGGCAACTCTAAATGTATCAGTGACCCAAAGTAATTTGTTATTAACATCAACTGTTAGTGCGGGTACTACTTTAGACTTTGTTATTGATAATCCTTTATCTTCTACAAGTTATTTTACTTTAGAAACAGTACCAAACAACCAAGGTTTATATGAGACTCATATTTCTAAAAGTACTTCTGGATCATTTACTTTAGACACAGGACAATTTGGGTTAATACAAAGTGATTATATAGCCTCTGTAGTAGTTCCGTCTGGTAGTACTACTTTAACTTTTGTTCCTGAAGATGATATACCCGCAAACACATTAAACTTAAGAGGAGTAGGAGCAGTTCCTGCTGGCTCAATATCTATTTAAAAATTATAATATTTATACCATATGGCAACGCTACAACAACAATATAATTTAATTAAAGAAGGCAAAGGAGACAAAAACTTCTTCCTTAAACAAGCCATGAATCAATTCCCTGAGTATATAACTGTACATAATACATTTGATCAAACAGTTAGTATTTTAAAGGGTAAGAGCATTATAGCTGAAAATACAGTTGAAACTCAAGAAAAGAAAGATTGGTTTAAAATATTTGAAGCTGAAGTTAAAGCTCATAATAAACAAACTGAAAAAGAAGTACTTGACCTAGAAACTAAAAATTATGACTATAAAGATAAAAAGAACATTGATAATGTTTATGGTCAATCATTTTTAATGGGTTATTTAGCTGAAATGGGTGATCCAAAAAATGCTAAAAAAACAGTAGATGAGTTAAAAGCTATTGTAGCTAAAAATATGGCTAAAGATGTTAACTACTATGCTAAAAATGGTATGTTTGGAGTTAAAGGAATTGGCCTAGAAACATCAGCAGAACCTAAAGCACCAAAAGGTAAACATAAAGCAAGTGGTTACGGTGATTTAGATAAAAAATAATGAAAGAAGTATTAATAGAAACCATTCCATTTTCAGTATCTCCTCAACAACTTCATGAGGGAGTGAAAGCACCATCAGGTAATCCTATGGTTGAAGGTCCATTAGCTACAGCTGAAGTTAAAAATGGTAATGGTAGATATTATCCAAAAGAGTTATGGCAAAGAGAAATTGATAAATATCAAGAAGTTATTAAACAAAATAGAGCAACAGGTGAATTAGATCATCCTGAATCCTCTATTATTAATCTTAAAAATGTATCCCACATTATTAGAGATTGCTGGTGGGATGGAGATAAAGTAATTGGTAAAATAGAAATATTACCTACTGTATCTGGAAATATTCTAAAAGCACTTATTGAAAATAATGTAACAGTAGGTGTATCATCTCGTGGAATGGGTTCATTAAAACAAATGAGTGAAGGTACTTTAGAAGTACAAGATGATTTTGAATTATTATGTTGGGATTTTGTCTCAACACCTTCAAATCCAGGCTCATACATGCATTTAGTTAAAGAAGGTAAAGAAATTCAAGATAATCCTTACATGAAAGTTAATGGATTATTATCAGAAATTCTATGCGCAAACGGCTCTTGTCCTATTCTTTAACACCTTTGCAATTTTTATAAATATCGATATACGTATACCCGACAATATGCCATCTCTTATATGGCATTGAAATTTATAAAATATATTACGCTTCGGCATTAGTCAATAATAAGCGTACTTCCAACACAATTTAATTGAGGAAAAAACTAAAAAACAAGTATGGCAAACAGAGACTTACTCAAAGAAGCCATTGCCGATGCTAAAGCTGTTAAGGAAACAGCCATCGCCAATGCAAAAGCTGCTCTTGAAGAATCTTTCGCTCCTATGCTCCGTGAAAAACTAGCTGCAAAGTTAGCTGAAATGGACAAAATGGAAGAAGAAGAGGAAATTAAAGAAGCAGAAGACATGAAAGAGGAAGAACTTGAGGAAACTTACAATTCTATGGAAGAGGAAAAAGTCGAAGAGACTGAAGAGAAAATGGAAGAAGAAAAAGTAGAAGAGGAAATGGACCTTGAAGAACTCCTTAGGGAATTAGATGAATTAGAAGAAGAAGAAAAAGTTGATGAGGTTGAAACTACTGATGAAACTCTTTATGAAGAAGAAAAAATGGAAGAGGAAAAAGTAGAAGAAGCTGAAGAAATGGAAATGGATTCTGAAGAAGAAAAGGAAGAAATCGACCTTGAAAACATGGACGAAGACGACCTTAAAAAATTCATCGAAGACGTAATCGCAGACATGGTTGAAGCTGGGGAACTAGAAGGAAACATTGAAAGCGAAGACGAAAAAGAAGAAGAAGTAGAAAGTGAAGAAGAAATGGAAATGGAGGTTACAGAAGCTAAAGAAAACGAAATGGAAGAAAACAAAGAAACTATTAATGAAACCACTTCAGCAGAATTTATGGCTATGTTGCCTACAATTGCTGGGGGAGTTGCAGCACTAATAGGTTCAGGAGTTGCTGTTCCAGCATTTATTGAAAAAGCTAAG